GCAGGGCATTTGAAGGAGAAGCTAGATGGCCTCGCCCAATCTGAGCGAAATCATCACGACTACTCTCCGCAACCGGACTGGCAAGCTTGCTGACAACGTCACCAAGAACAATGCCATCCTGTATCGCCTGAAGCAGCGCGGCCGTTCCAAGCCCGCGTCTGGTGGCCGCACGCTCGTCCAGGAGCTGGCCTATCAGGAGAACGGGACGTTCATGTGGTATTCGGGCTATGATCCGCTCGACATTTCCGCACAGGACGTGATCTCGGCTGCCGAGTTCGACTGGAAGCAGGCTGCGGTCGCTGTCACCATCAGCGGCCTGGAGCAGCTCCAGAACAGCGGCAAGGAGAAGATCCTCGATCTCCTCGAGAGCCGCATCGACATCGCCGAGAAGACGATGCAGAACAAGCTCTCGCTTGCCTGCTACGCTGACGGCACCGGCAACGGCGGCAAGGAAATCGGCGGTCTGCAGCTCCTCGTGGCTGACAGCCCCTCGTCCGGCACTGTCGGCGGCATCAACCGTGCAACGTGGTCGTTCTGGCGCAACATCGCCCGCGACAGCTCCGTGGCCGGCGTGACGCTCTCCGCTACGACCATCCAGTCCGAGATGGGAATCATGTACTCGCAGTTGGTGCGTGGCACCGACCGCCCGGACCTGATCATCACGGACAACAACAACTGGCTGTTCTACCTGGCATCGCTCCAGGCCATCCAGCGCATCACCAACGACAACCTTGGACAGGCTGGCTTCACCAACCTGAAGTACATGGATGCCGACGTGGTGCTCGACGGTGGCGTCGGCGGCAACTGCCCGGCGGACCACATGTACTTCCTCAACAGCGACTACATCTACTATCGGCCGCACGCCGATCGTAACATGGTCGTGATGGGCGGGGAGCGCATGAACACCAACCAGGATGCCATCGTGAAGCTGATCGGCTGGGCCGGCAATATGACCGTGTCCAACGCTTCGCTTCAGGGCGTCCTCCAGAAGTAAGGAAGGGCACAGATATGACCTGGCGCACTAGCGACACCCGGATCGGCACGCCCGTCCTGACCGACACCGACACGGTGGCCAAGCTCCCGCTTGGCACCCGCATCAAGGCCAACGACCCCGCCTATGGTGAGGGCGAGTTCATCTACCTGAAGGGCGCCGCGAACACGGCGATCGGATCGTGGGTGACCTACAACCTCGATGACAATTCCACCACGCTGCTGGCGGCCAACGCCATCGGCCCGGTGGGCATTGCGATGTCGGCCAACGTGGCCAGCCAGTACGGCTGGTATCAGATCTATGGCAAGGCCATCGGCCTGTGTCTCGCGGGCTACCTCGACAACGCCCTCGTCTATGCGACCGCCACGGCGGGCAGCGTGGACGATGCGGTGGTTGCCGGCGACCGCGTGAAGCAGGCAATCGGCGCTTCCGCCATCGGCACTCCCTCGGGCTCCTTCGCGGAGTTCGAGATCGAGTACCCCTGGATGGATGACGCCACCGCGGCCTAACCGCGGGTTTGACGAAATCAGGGGCGGGGAGATGATCCCCGCCCTTCTGCCAAGTCCCAGCAACAGGAACCCCAGTCATGTTTGATCCAGCTCTTGATGACGCTTTTTTCGCCCCCCCGCAGCAGCAGGGCCGTGGCCCCCGCCCCATCCTCCGCTTCTTCACCGAACCCGTAGAGCAGACCGGCAAGACCGCTGAGGAAGGCCGTCCGGTCTACAAGGACGTGGACATGGTTGGCATCACCAACCCCGGCTCGCGCGACGAGGTGGTTCTGGTGGCCGAGAAGAAGGCCAAGACCGACGAATACATCGGCTGGGCCTATGCCAAGTGGAAGCGTACCCAGGAGCAGGTGGTCGATGGCACGCCCGTCGAGACGGTGCCCTTCCTCGGCAAGGCCGTGGTGCTTGAACTCAAGGCCATCAACATCCACACCCTCGAGCAGTTAGCCGAGGCGCCGGAGCCAGCCATCCAGCGCATGATGGGCCTGCGCGAACTGAAGAAGAAGGCCGTGGCCTACATTGATGCCGCAAAGGACAGCCAGATCGTCACCAAGATGGCGCATGAACTGGCGCAACGAGACAACGAGATCGCGTCCCTCAAGGCCTCGATGGAGCAGATGTCCAAGCGGTTCGATGAGATGCAGAAGCAGGCCGGAGGCTCCAATGGCTGAGACCAGCATCTCCATCCAGCCCACCTATGGCCCGTCCTTCGTGTGCGTCGATGGCAAGGACATGTTCGTCCACCAGGTCGACAGCCGCTCCTGTGTGGGTCCGCGCGAGGCAACGAAGCAGGACAAGGCCAACCACCCGAAGCTGTGGGCGGCCTATGAGGCGGCGAAAAACGACGAGCACGCCGCCGGCATCGTCGGCAATGCGCCCGGCTCCACCAATGCCGTACCGCCCGATATGCCGGGCTTCCTGAAGCGCAAGAAGGGCAAGTGACATGGCGAGGACGCTGCTTCAGATCGTGCAGGATGCCAGTACCGACATCGGTCTGTCCCGGCCTGCTGTCGTGGCGTCCGCCACCCTCGAAAGCCCCATCAGGATGCTCCGTATCCTGAACAAGGCCGGTCTCCAGCTTGCCAAGGAGATTGCCTGGAACGAGCTGCTGACCGTCCGCACCTTCACGGCAGTGGCGGCACAGGCGCAGATCGAGCCACCGTCTGACTATGGCCGCATGGCGCCGATGTCGGCACTGTGGGACGTGTCCCTGCGCCGCCCGGCAGTGGGGCCTCTGCCCACGGACAAGTGGCTGGATCTGCTGACGAACACCACGACCGGCGGCGACAAGTACTGGACGCTGATTGCGGGCAAGTTCAACATCTACCCAGTGCCGGCGGTGACCGACAGTTTCAACTATGCCTACCAGAGCAAGAACTGGGTGGTAAACGGTTCCAGTTACAAGGACCGCTTCGACGCCGACGATGACGAGCCGCTCATCGATGCCGAATTACTGACGCTGGAGCTGATCTGGCGCTGGAAAAGTGCCATCGGCCTCGACTATGCCGAGGACATGGCCAACGCCAACCGCCAGAAGGAAATCGTGGTCGCAGCCACCAGGGGGCCGCGCATCCTTGAACTGTCGGACCCCTTCCGCGGTGATCTGCCGGCAAACTACTGGCCCGGCGTGATCAGCCCATGAGGAAAGCCCTTCGCCCCAACGCCGGACGATCGGCCGTGGCCAAACCCACGGTGATCCCTGCCCCTACGAAGGGCTGGAGCGCCAACGCGCTGCCCATCTCGGCGGAGGACGGCACGGCCATCCTGCTCGACAACTGGTTTCCCGAGGCCACCAACATCCGCCCGCGCAAGGGCTACACCCAGCAGGTCACCGGCATCGCCTCCGCGGTGAACACGCTGATGTCCTACGCCTCCGGCTCGACGCAAATGCTGTTCGCAGCCGGTGACGGCAATATCTATGACGTGACCAGCGCCGGGGCCCTCGGCGCAGCGGTGCAGAGCGGCCTGACCTCGACCAAGTTCTCCTATGTGAACTTCGCCACGGCTGGGGGCCAATATCTCTACATGGTGAACGGCGCCGACGCCGCGCGCCACTACAACGGCACGACCTGGACCAACCCGGCCATCACCGGGGCCACATCCTCGACCTTCAGCTATGTCACGGCGCACAAGTCCCGACTGTGGTTCATCAAGCAGAACAGCACCACGCTCTACTACCTGCCGGTGGACAGCATCGCGGGCGCGGCCACGGCCTTCGAGGTCGGCTCGCAACTCCTGCGCGGCGGCTACCTGGTGGCCATCGGTACTTGGTCGGTGGACAGCGGCAGCGGCATGGATGACCTGTTCGTGATCTGGTCGAGCGAGGGCGAGGTGCTGGTCTATTCCGGCAGCAACCCCTCCAGCGATTACGCGATCGTCGGGCGCTACCAGTCGGGCAAGCCGATCGGCAACCGCCCGCTGTTCCCGATCGGCGGCGACCTCGCCATGATCTCCGAGGACGGCATCCTGGCCCTGTCGAACGTCATGCGCTTCGACCAGCTCACAGCCAAGGACAAGAGCCTCTCCGCACGCCTGGTGGATGAATACCGCAAGGTAGTGAGGAACTACGCATCGAGTTTTGGCTGGCAGATCATCGCCTATCCCAAAGCCACCATGGCCCTGGTGAACATCCCCGGCGCGGGCGATGCCGGCGCATCGGTGCAATTTGCCTACAACGTCTCCACCAAGGCCTGGAGCCGGTTTCTCGGCCTCAATGCCCTGTGCTGGGAGCTGTTCGACGGCGAAATCTATTTCGGAACCGCTGCTGGGGCGGTGTATCGGGCGGAGGATGGCGGGTCCGACAACGGGGCCGTCATCTCCGCTCGCTGCCTCCCGGCCTTTACGCATCTCGGCTCCCCGGGCCGCAACAAGCACGTCAAGATGGTCGAACCGCTGCTGGCCACAGACCTCTCGTCGTATACCCTCGGCACCGGCTGCGTGGTTAATTTCCAGAACCCGATGACGGTGGGCGGATCTTCGCCGGGCGCCGCGGGCATCTTCACCTGGGACGTGTCCGTGTGGGATGGCACCAGCGTGTGGGGCGGCATTTCGATCATGGATCGATGGGAGGGTGCGGATGGCCTGGGCTACGTTGTTGCCCCCTACGCGGAGCTGCTCATTGATGCAGACAATTTCCCCACCTTCGAGTTCTCCTTCATCGGCTGGAACCTCCTCCATGAGGTTGGGGGCCTCGCCTCCAGCTCCTGAGCCTATCATCGTGGGCCGCATCCTGCTCTACGCGGATGACCTGGTGGGACGGTGGCTGTCGGACCATATGGGCGTGGAAATTCTGCCACCTTTTACAAGCTTCGGTGTCATCGGGGCCAATGGACAATTGACCGGCGCCATGATATTCAACAACCTAAACGAGGGTAGTGTCGAGGTGTCGCTTTATGCGCCTCGAGCCATTACCAAGGGTTTGTTGCGGGTTGCATCCAGCTACATTTTCGAGACGCTGTGCTGCAACCGTGTAACAGCAAGGACGAGAGCATCAAACCTCCGGGCTTGTAGGTTTATTCAGAAGGTCGGCTTCCAGCGGGAAGGTGTCCTCCGAGCCTACTACAAAGACGGAGAGGACGCCATTCTGTACGGGCTCACGAAGAGCGATAACAGGTGGTGAGATGGCGAAAATCAGCAATGCAGGTCAGGGGTCCGGTGTAACCTACACGGTGGACCCAACCGTAAACGGTCCCTGGACGCATACCCGTCCCGACATCCCCCTTTTCAAGACTGGAGCGGCTGGCGGGACAACCCCCGCCGCTGGCACTGGCGGCAAGGGCCCCAATGGCAACGGCCTGACGGGACGGGCCGCGCTCGGGCACATCTCCAACCAGCAAAAAGCCCAGATGCAGGCGGGCTTCGACCGGTGGATGAAGGGAGGCCTCGGTGGCGGAGGTTTCCGGGGCGTCTTCGGAGGTATGCCAACGGAGGTTCGCGGCAGCGGCATGGCTCTCGGTGGTGCCGGTCGTGGCAATGGCAACCCCGTCGCTCCGCCGATCGCACCCCGCCCTCACCCACCCTCCACGGGCGGCCCAGGTCCGGTCTATCCCGGTGGAGGCGGCGCCATTGGCACCCCGGTGAACCCCGGCACCCCCTCCGGCCCGACCGACCCGAACAACCCCGAACCCCCCGGCTCCTATGGCATGAACTCCCGCCAGGTGCCGCCGTCCATATTCCAGCCTCCGGGTGCGGCCAATCTCCCCGGCGTCTCCGACCCCCGCACCCCCATCAGCCGGCGTAACCGCGATGCCATCGCCGTCGCCCTCGCCGGCGGCACCCTCAACAGCAATCCCCGCCGGGGCCTCTGAAAGGACCACCACAATGGCTATTCCGACAATGACTGGCATGGGCACGGCCCTCGGCGGCGCAGGCCGCGGCAATGGCTTCGGCTCGCCGATCGCCCCCAAGCCTATGAACCCTCCGGCCCTGGGCCTGCCGCCCAGTGGCGGCACCAATAGCACTGGCCTCACACAAGGTCCGCCCCCGTATCCGGGCGCCGGCACCGGCCTGAACAGCACCGGCCTCACGCAAGGTCCGGCGCCGAGCTTCGGTGGATCGGGCCTGAACAGCACTGGCCTGACACAGGGACCGTCCCCCTACCCGGGCGCTGGTAATGTGCCCTTCACGGGCGGCATCACGGGATCTGGCACCATTCAGGGCGTCGGCACTGGTGGCCCCAGCTTCGGCGGTGGTCGCACAGGTGGTGGCGACCCCTACATGGGCGACCCGAACGGCTTCGGCGGCCCTCCTGCCGGCTACGGCAACGCGCGCCCGATGGACATGGGGCGGATGCCGGGCAACCCCGGTGTGGCTGGTGGCCCCGCCCCCTTCAATCCCCCGGCCCTCGGCCTGCCACCCAGTGGTAGCCAGCCGATGCCCATGCCGGGCGGAATGTCGCGTGGCCCCACCCCCATCTCCCAAGGCCCCGGGGCCATGATGCCGGGCAGCCCTGGCGCCTTCGGTGGCAGCACCCCGATCTCCCCGCGCCAGCGTGGCCCTATATCCAGCGCCCTGATGGGCGGCGGAAGCATCCCCGGCGGACCTCGTCGGGGCCTCTGATGCTGGCCCGCAAGCACATACGCGCTCCCAGGTCCTTCGATCCGGGGCCGGGCTTGCCGCGCGAGCGGCTGGCCTA